TGGGTGAAGAAGAAAGATGGCCTGCGCCGTTTCTCTGAAGCCTACTGCGAGATCCCGCGAAAGAACGGAAAGTCCGTGATTGCCGCTGGCGTGGGTATCTACATGCTGTGCGCCGATGGCGAATACGGTGCCGAGGTCTACTGTGGCGCGACCACAGAGAAACAGGCATGGGAGGTGTTCCGCCCGGCCAAGCTCATGCTCGAAAAAACACCGGCGCTGAAAAACGCCGCCGGCATCGAGATCATGGCCAAAAACATCAGCATGCCCGCTGATGGCAGTCGGTTCGAGCCGCTGATCGGCAACCCCGGCGACGGTAGCTCCCCCAGCTGCGCGCTGGTTGATGAGTACCACGAACACGACAGTCCTGATCTCTACGAGACGATGATGACGGGGATGGGCTCGCGTGAGCAGGGCCTGATGTTCATCATCACGACAGCAGGCTTCAACCTCGCCGGCCCCTGCTACGACAAGCGCCGACAGGCCCAGCAGATGCTGGACGATGTGATGCCGAACGATGAACTGTTCGCCATCATCTACACCATCGATGCTGACGATGACTGGCAAGATCCGGCCACGCTGCGTAAGGCCAACCCGAACTACGGCGTCTCAGTCTCCGAGGAGTTCCTGCTCAAGCAGCAGCGCGACGCGATCCGCTACCCGAGCCGGACAAATGCCTTCCTGACCAAGCACTTAAACGTATGGGTATCGGCGCGCACCGCTTGGCTCAATATGGCCGACTGGCATGCATGTGGTCACCCTGAGCTCACACTGGATCAGTTCGTTGGTCGTGAGTGTTGGCTGGGTGTCGATTTGGCCAGTAAGACCGACATTGCCAGCATCGCGCTGCTGTTCAGAGACAAAGACGAAAACGGCCGCGATCGGTGGATTGTGTTCACCCGCAACTACCTGCCGGAAGGCGCCATCGAGCGTGCTGGGAACAATCGCGCCGCTTATGAGGCTTGGCAAAACGCCGGTTACCTGGTCGTCACCGATGGCGAAGAGATCGACTTCGACCAGATCCGCGAAGAGATCCGCGATCTGGCTGCCATGTTCCAGATTAACGAAATCGCCTACGACCCATGGCGTGCCACCCAGCTGGCCCACCAGCTGATGAAAGACGGCGCCGAGATCGTGGAATACCGCAACACCGTCCAGAACATGAGCCCACCCATGCGGGAAATGGAAGCGGCAATCACCGGCAAGCGCTTCATTCACTCCGATGATCCGGTACTCACCTGGATGGCCAGCAACGTCACGGCCAAGTCGGACGCCAAGGACAACATCTACCCGCGCAAAGAGCGCAACGAAAACAAGATCGACGGCATCATCGCCATCCTCATGGCGCTGGGTCGGGCCATGAACGCTGATCACGAAGCGCCAAAAGAATCCATCTACGACACAAGCGAGGTCGCATGTTGACAGCTCTCATTTTCATTCTTGGCCTGATCGGTGCTGGCCTGTGCGCTTTTGGGGCGTGGCTGGTGTACCAGCCGGCTGGCTTCATTGTGGCTGGGCTTCTGCTCATGATCACATCATTCATGTACGCCCGCGCTCAGGCATATGCCCAGTTCATCCGGACGCACACCGATAAGGCTGAAGACTGATGTTTTTCCCCGGACTCTTTGCCAGCACCCGCGCAGATGGAATCTCGGCCACACCGGCCCAGAACTTCACCCAGTGGGTAAGTTCTATGGGTGGACGCCAGACATCAGCGGGCACCATGGTCAACACCAAAACGGCTCTTGCGGTGAGTGCGGTGCGTGCCTGCGTCACACTGCTGGCCGAGTCGCTGGCGCAGCTGCCCTGTGAGCTTTACCGCCGTGATGAAAACGGTGGCCGCACCAGGGCAACCGACCACCCAGTGTATGACCTGATCCACTCAGCCCCCAACCGCAAAGACACGTCGTTCGAATACTACGAACAGGCGCAGGGCTGCCTGGGACTGGAGGGCAACCACTATGCGCTGATTGAGCGTGACGGCGCGGGCTACCCAATTGAACTGATCCCGGTACACCCGAAGAAGGTACAGGTGCTCAAGGGTGCCGATGGCATGCCGTACTACCACCTGACGGACCTGGGCGAAACGCTGCCCATGCACATGGTTCACCACATCAAGTACTTCAGCCTTGATGGCTATGTGGGTCTCTCCCCAATCGATACCAATGCAGACGCCATCGGGCTGGCACTGGCTACCGAGCAACATGCCGGGGCTGTTTTCCAGCGTGGTGCCACCATGTCAGGCGTCATCGAAAGACCTCAAGGCTCGACACCGATTGCAGATCAGGCCGCCATCGACCGCTTGCTGAGCAAGTTTGCCGAGCGCCACGCAGGCCTGCGGAACATGTTCTCAGTCGCGTTGCTGCAGGAAGGCATGACCTACCGGCAGCTGGCCATGGACAACGAAAAGGCCCAGCTGCTGGAGTCCCGCAACTTCGGCGTCAACGAAGTGTGCCGGCTGTACAAGATCCCGCCGCACATGATTCAGCAGCTCGACAAAGCCACGTTCAGCAACATCGAACATATGGGCCTGCAGTTCGTCATCTACACCTTGTTGGCCTGGGTGAAGCGACACGAAGCCGCCATGATGCGCGACTTGTTGCTGCCGGCTGAGCGCAAAAACCACTACATCGAATTCAACGTCAGCGGCCTGCTGCGCGGTGACCAGAAGTCCCGCTACGAAGCCTACGCCATAGGTCGTAACTGGGGATGGCTGTCGGTTAACGATATCCGTCGTCTCGAAAATATGCCGCCGATCCCGGGCGGTGATCGTTACCTGACACCGCTCAACATGGTCGACTCAGCGCAAATGCAGCAGTCATTCGAAGCCACACCCGAACAGATGAAAGACATCGAGGAGATCCTATGTCGCACTTGATCAATTACCCGCATATCGCCTCGATGGTGTTCAACACCCCGCTGTATGCTGACCCCACTCTGGTGCGTGCGATCAAGGCAGTGCTCGAGCCTCGCCTGTTGGGTCGAATGGAAAGCGCACCGGCCAGTCTTGGTTTGGCACAAAGTCAGCCGGCAGTGGAAGCCAATAGCAACCATGAGGACCGCTATACCCGCAGCCTCACCATCGCAGGAAAACTCGCGGTCATCTCAGTGCATGGAATTCTGGTACCGCGCCGCGGCGTCATCCAGGCCTGCGAAGAGCTGATCAGTTATGAATACCTGCGCGGTCAGATCACCGCAGCCCTGCGCCATGAACTGGTAGAAGAGATCGTTCTCGACTTCCACACTGGTGGCGGCTCCGCCATGGGCTGCAAGGAAATGGCCGACTTCATCCGGGCCAGCACCCAGATCAAACCGATCACAGCCATCATCAACTTCGCGGCGTACTCGGCCGGTTACTTCCTGGCCGCCGCCTGCAGCAAGATTATCTGCAGCCCGACCGGCGGTGTCGGTTCCGTGGGTGTGATCATCGAAACATTCGAGGTCAGCAAATGGGAAGAAGAGGTGGGTATCAAATACAACACCTTCTACCGCGGCGGTCACAAGAACGACTGCTCCCCGCACGAACCCATTACGGATCAAGCCGTGGCCGAAATCGATAAACGCCTCGACAAGGCCTATGCCATCTTCACCGGCTCCGTTGCCGAATACCGTGGTTTGGATGTGCAGGCCGTCATTGAAACAGAAGCCCGGCTGTTCGATCCCGAAGAGGCGCTTCAGCTCAACCTGATCGATGAGATTGCCCCGGCACAGGACGCCATTAACGCAATTGCCCAGCGATACAAATCAACCCCTACGCGCAGCATTCGGGCACAGGCCCGCGCGTACGACACAGCTTGCAAGATCTAGCCACGCGGCGGATCTGCACCAAACAGGCGGCCACTCGGTCGCCTTTTTTATAACCAGCAATGACAGGTGACACCTATGAATATCATCGAACTCCGCCGCAAACGCGCTGACATCAACGCATCCATCCAGGTGCTGGCGCAGGCAGAACAGGAAAACGGTGAACTGACGGCCGAACAGCTGCAGCAGTTTGAGCAGCTGACCACCGAGTTTGATCAGCTGAGCGCACAGATCACCCGCCTCGAAACCGCTGAAAAAGCGCAGGCGGCAGTGGCAGCACCAGTGGGCTCTTACAACGGCGGCCAGGCCCCGGCGGTTCACGCCAAGGCAGAACTGAAGCAGTACCAGGGTGCCAAGATGGCACGACTGGCAATGTCGGTAGCGGCAGCCAAAGGCGACATGGAAGATGCCGCCAAATTCGCACGCACTGAAATCGGTGATGCGGACGTGGCCATGGCAATCGAAACCAGTGCCGGCAGCGGTGGCGCCTTGATTCCGCAGAACATCCATGAAGAGGTGATCGAGCTGCTGCGTGCGCGCACCGTGGTACGCCGCCTGGGTGCCCGTCCGGTACCGCTGCCGAACGGCAACCTCAGCATGCCGCGCCTGAGCTCCGGTGCCACGTCCGGCTATGTCGGTGAGGGCAGCGACGTACTGGCCACTGAGTCACAGTTTGATGACGTGAAACTGTCGGCCAAAACCATGATCACGCTGGTGCCGATCTCAAACCAGATGATTGGCCGTGCCGGTTACAACGTCGAACAGATCGTCCTGAGCGATATGATCGGCGCCATGTCGGTGCGTGAGGATAAGGCGTTCCTGCGTGATGACGGCACCAGTGATACCCCGGCAGGCTTCAAGAAGGTTGCAACCGATGCAAGCCGCACTGTTGACTGGGCAGGTGCTACAGCCAGCCTGGCCACCATTGATGCGTTTCTGGATTCACTGATCCTGAAGCTCATGGAGAGCGACAGCCTGCTGATTCAGCCGGGCTGGGCACTGAGCCCGCGTTCATACATGAAGCTGTTCGGCCTGCGTGATGGCAACGGCAACAAGGTGTATCCGGAAATGGCGCAGGGTCAGCTGAAAGGCTGGCCGATCCTGCAGAGCACGACCGTTCCGGTCAACCTCGGCACCGGTTCCAACGAAACCGAGATCTACTTCGCGGACTGGAACGATGTTGTCATCGGTGAGCAGGAGAACATGAAGATCGACTTCTCCAAAGAAGCCACCTACAAGGATGCCGGCGGCAACCTCGTATCGGCGTTTGCGCGCAACCAGTCCCTGATCCGTGTGGTTGCCGAGCACGATATCGGCTTCCGTCATCCGGAAGGTCTGGTGCTGGGTACCGGCGTCACCTGGTAACCACTACCGAAACGGCACGGCTCCGGCCGTGCCCGCTTCACCACCCATTCAAAATACAGGTAAACAATCATGGCGACTCCACAAGACCAGAACAAAGCCGCACCGAAAGCGGCTCAGTCAAAAGACGAGCGCGTAATCATCACCTTCACCAAGCCGTTCAACCGCTACTCCCGCGGCGATGTTGCAGGCTTTCCTGCTGACCGTGCGAAACACCTGGTTGAAGGTGTGAAGGTTGCGGTAATGGGCGACAAGCTGCCTCAGCCAAAAGCGGCAGAGTAAACCGGCTCTCGCTATGAGTAAGCCAGACACCCCAGCGCCCCTCACCCAAGAGCAGGCGCTGGTCCTGATTGAAACCCACCAGATCGGCCAGGCCGAAATCATCGCACTGCGCCGCGGCATCTGTGGCTTCATCGTCTACCCCGACGGCACTGAAGAACAGCTCGACCAGGTCTGCCCCCACCTGCGCACCGCAGACCAGCGCCCGGGTGCCGGCGGCAACTTCATCGACCAGGCTAAACGCCGGATCGGGTCTGCCATGGCACGTAAGAAAGGCGGCCACTGGTGCGGTGACTGCGGCTGTCCGCTCGCGAATAAGACGAAGATCGGATTTGATCCAATCACGTCACAACCCGCAATTTACGAACGGGCCCGCTGCCCCCTGAAAAAGTGGTGAACCATGATCACCCTGGAAGACGCCAAAGCGCACCTGCGCGTCCAGCACGCGGCAGA